ATCATGCGCGCGACCAATACCGATATAGTAGTTGTCATCGGCATCGTTAACAGCATCACTTAACGCTGTCAAAAGTGAGTTTTTAAAACTAGAGGTAATTGCTGCTGTCATTTATCTTCTCTATGAAATTGTTAAATTAGTATTGCCGTTGTTGACTATATGCCAAGAGGAAGTTCCCCAAACTAAATCGAGGACGCCGTTCTGGGCGATAACCACTGAGGTTCCGCCGCTTAAATTCGTAGGAGTTACAGTTACATTTCCGGTGTTTTCTGCAATAACACGTATAGTTCTTCCCGAATAGTTTGCGTCTGCTAAAGTTAAACTAATAGAACTTCCGTTAGTACAAACGTGTGTACCGAAAGTAATATCAATGGCACCAGTAGTGTCAACCAGCGCAGACTTTGAAACGCCCTGATAGAGTTCTTCAAAATTCTCATTCATTTTAATTGCAGCAGATCGAAGAGTGTCTCCCGTCCCATCATTTGCTGCTGTACCAACGCCTATTAACTGAAGTGCCATTTAATTTATCCCAATTTTGTTTTATTTATAAGGTTATTCGCCGAAATTTCCAGACCTAAGATTTACACCTAAGACGAATGCTTCGCCGACATTGGTAGTACCATTAACATCGCTCGTGGAAGATCCAACATAAATTCTATTGCCTTCAAGAACGATATTGTTTGTCGCCCACAGAGATCTGTTCGTTACAGTTTGCCCACCAGGTTGTCCGCTCAATCCTATTACTTCCTCACCCCATACAGTGTTGGCGGCAAGGTTTCTATCTGTAACAGATGTTATATCATAGATCGGAGTTTCATATGTGCTAAACGTAGGTATACTAATAGAACACAAACTTGTAAACTCAGTTCCATCAAATATATATGTCTCCACATCAGTACCACCTATGGCAATCTGAGTAACACCGTCTACTTTTTGAACGTCGAGAGAAGGACCAGTGACCAAGTCAGCATTGTATCCATGATTGTAAAATGAATACAACCTTGTTCCTGAGTGATCAAAAACATCGACTACGCCACCTTTACCGTCAGAAACGAACAGGTAATCTTCAGTAATCGCAACAGCAAATCCGAATCCTGTTTCGTACTGATTTAAATTTACTGCCCTTCGATCGTCAAATGGAGTCAAAGGTTTTTCAATTGTAACCGCCGTTCCCTGCCAAGAAGATGGATCTGCAGAGGAACAATCCCAAAACGTAACTGACTCTTGAGTGTTTCCAACCTGACCGCCACAAGGATTTCCTGCGATTACAAGGTTTTCTTCAGTTACTGCTAACGAGGTTCCAAGTCCAAAAATAAGATTGCCACCTGAAAGGGAAGTGAGTAGAGAACCAGCATAATTGTAAACTCTAACTCTGCTGTATAAAGGGTCACCAATAAAAATATACTTGTCAGTGAGTTTTATCGGACCTGGACCAAAACCATGGTATTCAGGAATCCCAATGTAATACGCTCTCTTGATTAAATTTATTTTGCATATTTCATTACCGCTAAAGTCATAGACTTTAACAGCATAATAATTATCACCTAATTGATCAGATCTAGCGCAACCAACAGCAAATCTGTCATTAGTTATTGCGACTTGCCTGCCCAACCCTTCATTTGTTTCGCCGATTAAAGTTATATCTGGAGAATCAATTTTAGTTGAGAATCTGTATAGGTTTACTATACCTTTTCCGCCATCATAATTTTGTGCTCCAACTATCATGTATGCCTGCCACGCTTGAACACAAGATCCCCATTCAAGATTCGTAACTGGCACATCAGATCCATCTATTGCTCTTGGGTAAGGAATATATGTAAACAAATCACAGTTAGATGTGTTGAAAGTTTTAAAAATATATTCTGGATCCGGAACACCAAATGAAGGCGTTGCAGGAGGTGGTTCTCTTTCTGCTAGATCTCGCCTCGTTTCCCTTGACTGCAATCCAGCTGATACTCCAGTTCTAAAAGATCCAGCGCCTGCCCAACCCTGTAAAGATAACGGTGGTCTATCTACTGCCATTATTCTGAGACCTTAATTCCTAAGACTGATGAAGTTTGCTGATCATATTCTAAGATAAGATTACGCGAAGGCGTGATTGTACTTTCATTTCCAGGTTTTGCTGTAATCCGAATATAGTTTGTTCCCGTAGAATAATTTTGCGGTTCAAATCCAACAAGATTTACGATACCGTTTGTATTATAATCCCCAACGTTGTCAACCGCAACTGACAAATCATCAACGTAAACAACTTGTAATGTGTACTCGCCTAGTTTATTCTGGATTCTAGCAGTTCTGTTATTGTAGATAAATGATCCAGAAATTACTACTGGTGCTTCTGAGTTAGTTTCTTTCAACTCTTGAGGAAAACTAATTAAATAATCAGTTGGTGTATTAAACCTGCTGACAGTTGCAGTTTCGCCTAATTCATTAGTAGAGACCTGAGAAATTTCTAAACGGTACTGCATTTTAATATCAGCTCTGCTTGACAGAACTGCAGAGTTAGATTCGTCAATATCCGTTAATAAATTAGATTTTCTGAACGATTCACCAAAGTCGCCCGTTTCCGTCGCGAAATAATCAGAAATTGCTTTTTTAACTACGCCCTGCAATCCAGGCAACGTAAGAACCGTTTGTTTTGGATTATATTGAAAACTGCAATCAACTTCAATGTAAATTCTTTCGGGTTCAGTAAATACAATATCAAAAGAGCTGATGCCCAACTCGTCAACGAGTTGCCTTATTTTATTTTGCTCTAATCTCTTTAATTCTTCAGCGTTTGCTTGATCTTCAAACTTAAAAACGATTGAAGCATAAACTTTTCCAAAATCAGGGTCTGGATTATCTTCCCCGCCCCAACATTGTATTTTGTCGATCACTGAGTCGAACTTTTTCGTTATTAAAGAAGTGTAATCCGCTGCAGTGACCATTCTATTTTGCGCGGCATATAAAAACGGCGCATTCTTACGAATGGACTCAATTTTTTCTTTATCCGAACCGCCAAGCGATTGAGCAGTTACAGAAACGAAACTAATCGGAAATGACTCGCTAGTTTCGAGCGGAGAAAGGTCGCCGCTCTCTGTAAAAGTCCTTCCGCCGTTTGCTTTAGAACCTGAAACAGAAAGATACTCAACAACCACTCTGTTGCCAGCGATTGGACGATTTCCAATGGCACTACCGTTACCAAAAGTCAATTCGAAGAATCCGTTTGGTGCTTCGCGTAAAACATACGCCGTGGTGTTTTCATCCAGAGAAGAAATGTCAGACAATTTAGTGTAAGTCGTAAAATCGTCAGAAGATTGCGAAGCAGAAGAGTAAACCCTAACTGTCACTGAATTGATATCGAGACTTTCGTCAGGAATAATATAAATGTCCTCATCTGCTTCAGAAGTTGCGATAAACGATTTTGTTTTCTTCGTTCCTTCGTAGATCGTAACATTTTCCCACGTATAAACGCCCGAAGGTGATTTTTCAGCAGTGTATGACTGTAAAGTTTGAAAAGTATACGTACCATCATCAACTGTGGTCGTAAATTTGTAACCAGAAGGTAACGTGTAAAGTAAAGGACCGTCAACGTCTGTTATTGATATGTCAGCGATAAAATATGACGATTGTTTTGAATCAACGATATATCCAATGCTGTTTGCCAACCCAACCAACGACTGACGGAGTTGAGCAGTTGAAATATACGATTCGTTCAACGCGAAGTTGGCAATCAAACCATTATAGTGCGTATTATACGCTAAAACATCCAGAATGTTCGACAGTCCGGACGCTTCAAAATTATAATCAGCAAATTCGTCTTGCTGAAGAAAAGTTTTCAAGTTGTTTTTGATTGCCTGAAAATCTAATCCCGTTGACCTAATAGTTGTCGCCATTTACCTTAACCTCGAAACGTTGGTTGATAGTGTTACCAATTTATTTGTTCCAACAATACTATATTTCAATTTTATGTTTACCGAATGAGTTTCTGGCAACGCAAATATTTCAATTTCCTCAATTGAACACCTTGGTTCATATCTTTCTATTGTATTTTTAATTTGATTTCTGATTTCGTACTCAGTTTCGCTACCTTTCGACAAGTCAAATAACAGCGCCTGTAAATTTCCGCCAAAATCAGGTTGAAACGGTTTTTCGAAGCGATTCGTCAACATAATATTCTTAATCGCTTGTTGAACTGCTGAGGCATCTTTTTTTCTGTAGATATCGCCCGTTGTCGAGTTTAACTCGAACGAAAGGTCAACGTCAGAATACGTTTTATTCGTCGATGAGACAAGAGTCTTCGACGCTAGATTTCCATCTTCAGTTGATAGTAGTTTTGCCATGGCAGTATGTTTTCTTTTTATTTATATTCATTCAAGGATTTCTAACAACTCGTTTTTGCTTTGCAGTTTGCCGTTGTAGACAGTTTCCACTTCTTTTTTGAACGAAATATCAAATGTTTCGTTTACCGTCGGCATAATCAAAACAACTTGAGTCGAAAATTCACCGCTGGGGTCAAAAGTGTCATAATCCAAAATGAGTTTATCAAACTGTAAGAAATCTTTCCAATATACTGCCAAATCAAACGATTTCCTGCGATCAATTTTTCCGTCTTTTCCAATCAGTTGATAAACGACCGCGCGACCGTCCTGTTTCAATTCGTTAATGCCGCTGGGCGATTCTTGCAGTGCCGGTTTGTAAACACCTTCCGCCACAATTAACCTGTGATTGTTAAAATCTGAATTTTGTATTACAGCGCGCATCGCTTGAGCGTGTAAATAAAGGTTTCTTGCGATTTGCGTCCTGTCAACTGTAATTTGTTCGAACTGCGTTCGCGTGCCAGGACTTCCTAAGAATTTAGCACAAGTAATTCCTGGTGCCAATTTCGTCGAAGAATTAATTGAAGATCTAAACTGGGGATTATAAACTGGATCAACCAAATATATCATTGTGGTTTAAACCTCTTACTCTTATTGTCATTTGGATTGTTTCCAATGAATTTAGTACCAAAACGCAAAGATGGAGTTCCGGGAGAAGTTCTTCCGATTTTCTTAGGAACAATATTTCGGTAAGTTGACGATAACTTTCCTGCTGCTACAAGGTTAGATGTAAACTTACCGTTGTTGAGGTTGTTTTCGTCTCTAAGTTTTGACCTAATTTCATGAATTGATGGATCATATTCAAAGAGGTTGTCATAATCATCCGTCTTTAAAATTTGCGCGATTAAAGAGTTTGGATCTTCGATATCTGTATCAATCTGAACGTTTCTAACCGCATAATTACCAATCGTCAAATGCATCATTGTTGTTGCCGCGTTTGGCATCGGCGCTGTTGGAGGTATAGGCGTAATAAATTGAGGCGTGAGTTCAGGATAAACTGCTGGGACTGATGGGACTTTAGGACCAGTCGGTGCAGTACCCGCTGTTTTAGCATAAAAAGCATGAACAGCATTTCCTGCTAAATTTGCTTTGGTTGCTGTTATCGCCTCTAACGCTCGACCCATCAAATTACCATAAAATGTAGCAGAAGATCCTCCTGCTGGCAATCCAGTTCCGAGCGGAGGTCCGCCAAACGTTTTACCATAAACGTCAACGCCCATGCCGCCGATTGTACCGAGTGTTCCCATTACGCTTATAAAATTACCACTAATGTTAGTCGTTTGACTACTTGCTGCCCACTCAGATCCAGCAGTTTGCACAAAACTTCCGCCGCTGGTAAATTCAACATTACCTTCAACAAAATTCTTCTGATTGCCTTTTACAAGTAAGTTGTTTCCGCCTAAAATAGTATCTGTGTTTGTTTTTACTACTTGACTTCCACGATTACCTTTGATAGTGTAGTTTTGATTTTTGTTAACAGTCTTTGTGTGATTTCTGTTGATGATTTCGTTTTTGTTTCCGGCAGTTGTTACGTTAATATTACCGTCAACCTGTAGATTATAATCGCCAGTAACTCTAACGTTCAGGTTTCCTTTATATACTAAATTTCCTTCGCCTTCAACTATGACTGTGTGGTCGCCGCCAGTGACTTCTACCTTTTTATTGACAGCAGAAAATAATACGCTACCGTCAGACCTCAACTCAACACCAGCGCCTGTTCTATGGCGAATTAAAATTCTTTCGCCTGCTGGCGTGTCATCTATTTCGATAACATGTCCAGACTGAGTTTCTTGTACCTGATTGTATGGAAACTGAGATGGGTTTTGATCTTGTAAAATAGTATCAACGCCGAAGTCTCCACCGCCAGCAAAAAGTTCATTGACGATTTCACCTTTCGCTGCTTTGTTAATCGAGTTACCGAAAAAATATTCTTGCTTCGGGTATTCCCCAGAGGCATCAGCGAAACCTTGTTTCGCAACACCTTCAGTTAACTCTTTACCCTCACCGCGAGCAGATATTCGTTTTGATAAGTTATCGTCTTTAGTTGTCACTCTACGCTCCCACTAACAATTTCTTTTGGCGTTACTGGACCCCTAGAAGAAAAATCCAACGATTCTGAAAAAGAACTTGATTTGCCGAAAATGTCGGCGACATAATCTTTAACGTCAAAACCAGGATCTGGTTCAGTAAGATCTATATCGTTATGTCCAAGTATAAAACCGCCTGGGTAAGCCATATAAAATATTCTACAGAACTGTTCGAACGTTGTCATTTGTGCTCTTGTTAATGACGCCGCAGATTGAAACAGTTCTGGATTTTCTGTTCCAGATGGACAGTTATATCCGCCAACAAATGCTATTCCTATACTATAATTATTGTGTCCGTTTGTATCCGCGTGTTCACCGACAACCTTTAATGGTCGACCTCTCTGCAAACTACCATCTCTCCTAATAACATAATGATATCCGATTGGTGAACCAGATATCTCTCGAGAAGAAGCATCAATTTCTTCGGAACCAATATCTCTGTTAGTAAACGTGTCTGTCCAATGAACAACCGCTTCCGTAATTTCGCGTGAAGTTTGCCTAAGTTCAGATTCTAATTCTTCCAAACTTGTGACGTAACTAAATCCATCAGCATCTGCCGTCCAGTTATTTCCTTCAATGCCAACTTCAAACGGATCGTTCAAAACAATCTTAGATTTGTCAACGACTGTAGTTCCTGCGATAGTAGTGTTAAGATTTAAAACAGATCTTCTAATCGTAGAAACATCTTGACTGCTACCTCTAGCAATTTTTGCTATCGCTTCGTCTTTTTGATCGTTAGTTCCCTGTGATAGACCAACAATTTCTGTTACTTCTTCGTCAGTCAGTTTCGGATTCAACTTCTTGATTGCGTTTTTACCAGTGTTTGTTAGGTTTTCTGTGAACCCCTGTATCAACCCAAGACTAGAAGATGACGCAATGTCTTTATCAATTCCCGACTCAAAGTCGTTCGCTTTAGTAGTCAAAGTATTTTTAGTATCGTCTAGTGACGTAATATCTTTTAAAACTTGCTTACCGTCTTTACCGGAAACAGCGCCCAAAGTTTTATCAACGTCTTTTACTTTAATGCCTTCAGTAATTTCATTCTCGACGTCAGTCGCCGCGCTGTTAAATGCCTTTTCAAAGTTGTTAGTAAAATCGCTGTCTGCTGCAGCTCCATCGGGTGAACCAGGATCAAACGCCCCCTGAGCAGTCATCGTATTTTTCAAGTCGGAAACGAAGTTAGATGAAACTTCTTTCATTTTATCTTGTAACGCGTTTACGTCTGTGAAATTAGAAATCTTACCGTCGAGGTTTTCTAAAGCACCTTTAAGTCCAGCAGGATTAGCGTTAGCAGCAACGTTCTGCACAAATCCAGAATTAACACCAAGTCCGGTAATTAATTTTAAGATTCCCGCGATCGTACTATTTGTTTCCAGATCTAGCGAACCTGGTACCGCGCCATAAACAGGATTACCTGCTCCGTCTGAATCTATTTGTTCCCAGCTAATAGATTGTTTCAATCCGAATTTACTTAACAGTCCTGTAACTGAGCCTTCGATTGCTCCGTTGACAGCACCTTCTAATGATTCAACACCATCAGTAACTAATCCCTCAACTGTTGTATTCTGCAACTTATCCTGTACAGAAGTTGTTTTTTCAGTTATACTTTCTATTCCACCATTGACTTCGCCAGCGACATTTCCTACCTGAGTTTCTACTGCGCTTTTAGTTTCATCAACTGCTTTCTTTGCTTGATCTTTAACGGTTTCATATTGAGCAGATGTTTGCTGCTCAAGCGAAGATACTTGTTTTTTAACTGCGTCTTTTTCAACTGTCATTCTGCTAATGCCTCATCATACGCTTTTTCTGCTAATTCTAAAGCACCTTGAGCAGTTGATTCTTTGAAGTAA